CACCGGCGAGATCGAACGCAGCGACGAGCTCGAATTCCACGAGGTCGCGTGTCTCGGTGGCCTTGCGGTCGATGTAGTAGATCTCGTCTGGGAGGGACGCCGTGGAGTCCGGGGTCCCGAACGGATTGGTGTTTCCCTCGAAATTCACGGCGTCGAGGAAGCGCGCAAGGGTGCGGATTCGTTTGACCTCGGCACCGACGAGGTCGGAATTGGCTGTGATCTGGTTGATCTCCAGCAGGACGGCGGTGATGGTTCCGTCGACGTTGGCAATGCGGATTTTGGGGCGAGGGAGCGAGCCCTGGCCGGAGTACTCAAAGCCGTCAGCTTCGACTGGCCAGGCGTAGTAAGTTGCGCCACCCCAGACGACGTGGCCTGAAACGGCCTTGGCGTTGACGCCGGAGTGGAAGCGGTAGACCTCGCAGGCGCCGTGGAGACGTGGGGAGGTTTTGACTTCGAAGAGTTCGATCAGCGCACTCGGGTGAAGACTGGCGAGCTCGGTGCGAACCTGGGCGGTGATGGTCATGAGATCACACTAGGTCAGTTGTGTATAAGTTGTATTGATAAGTACTGGACGCATCTACACTTGTTCTTGAAAAATAAAAAGGCACTACTGGCCTTAAGGTGGATGCACCATTCATAGTCACTTTTCCTACTGGCGAATAATACGTTGTTAACGGTGTATTCCGCGAAAATCCCTGAGCTGATGCCGTGTAGATATTTGTCGCTAGCGTTGTGTAGCCACCAACTTTTGAAGCTCTCCCGCCAAAAGCCTGAAAGACTGGGTAAGTGCCTGTGTTGATATAGGCATTATTAGAGAATGCGTTTCTTGAGGCGACAACCCTGTTAGTGGGAAGATGATAGCCGCGATCAGAATGCCAGCCATATGAATCGTTGGACACAAAATTTGTATTGCTTCCGGCGATTATATTCTCAGTGATAAGCGTAGAGAGATCAAAGCTATATTTGGAAGACTTCATCGAAGCGTTTGGCTGCGGGTAGGATCCGTTGGAGTAAAGATAAATTCCGTCATCTAGAATGGCAATTTCCTTGACAATTGGTTGCGCTATTGCGGTTTGACTAATGAAGTTTCCAGATTTATCAAAATAGAAAAGCCATTCAGGTGTGGCGACAAGGCACCCAGTCCCGTATCGAACGACGGCAACGCCCGACCCGTTTGCGTTGTACCTATCAAAACTATTGGATATTGGTACAAAATCTTCGTCTAAGCGAATGACTAGAAGATATGCGGCTCTTTTGTCGAATAGTAACGATGTACCATCGTCGAATTGAATAAAAGCCGAAGAATTGGCCGTCCAAACGCTAAGGTAATACAGTCCACCATAGCTGATGTTCCACGATGTTACTAAAGTTCCTGTGTTTGCGTTGACGATATCGTAAGTTAAATACCCAAGCTCATGTCGAACCATCATGATGTATTTCTGAAGTCGAATATATTCCATGCCGATTGTATGGCCCTGCGTAACGGTATTACCAGGTATGCCCATGCCCAGCTTAAATTCTCCGTTTGTGTCGTACACAGCGAACTTATCGTGCCCGTAGCCAAAGTACGAAGGAAGAAAACAAACAATGCTTTCTTTGTTGTTTCCTATGTCACAAATCAATGTTTCATCAATGTAATCACCAAGTGGTTGCGTAGTTTGAAAGATATCATTAAAAGCATGCTCCTTTGTCCATATAACTTCCCCGTTAAGCCTTCGCTTTGTTATTGCAAACTTCTCAGTGGTTGTTGACATTAGGCTATAAGAATTGCCCATCGCGTCTGTGACCAGGCTCGATGATGTAACGGCACCTACGAAATTGGGATTGTACAGCCAAGGGGCGTTAGCGAATGGGGCTGTCATTACTGACACCCAGAAATCGGTTCCAATGTCTCCGTAATCACCTTCGCATAATATGTCTGATTGGCATGATGCAAGAGCAGGGCTAAGAGTTGGAATGTATAGTTCAAATACGCGACGAAAACTTGCACTTAAACGATAGGTAATAGGGTTGTCTTGCTCTATCGTCCACTCATCACAGCGAAAACGAAGCGCAGTCACCGAATCAGGTGGCTGCCATTCAAACCATTCGCCTGCATCGGCGCGGGCCTGAAGAAAGGTTTCTACTTCTTGTACTGCTTCTAGCTCCAGTAGCCAAGTTAGGTCCCACTCCGACCTCGGGGTATTAAGACCGAATACCAACGAGGACTCGTATCCATCACCGAGGGCAGTTGTGATGCGTTCCTGATCAGAGCGCTTACTCGCTGGATAGGTCGGGTTAATCGCGGGAAATGTCGCCATGGCTTACCACTTGCTCAACGGACAGCTTGACTGCTGAAAACGCACTTTGACGTAGACAAAACAGCCGCAGGCGCCACACTGGTTGATGTAGGGGCGTAGGCGGGCGCAGGACCTACAGATTGTGAGTCGTTCTCGGGCTACTTGGCCGAGTACAACCAGCCCCGTGCTTGCAGACGGTTCAGAGTCGCAGCAGGTTGTCTGGGACGCCTCTTCCATCACGAGTTCGGGAACTGGGCCGTTGGCGGGGTGAAGGCAGCGGTGTAGCGGGCGATGCCCTTGGTGATGCGGAGGGAGTCGATGTAGCCAGTCATATATTGCTGATCACCATCAGCATTCCGGCCTATAGACATCGCACCAGTGCCAGAGATATTTGTCGAGACTGTAGTTGTAGCTAGCTGTGTACCATTTAAGAATATATATGCGTTTGTGCCACTTCTGGTCACGGCTAGATGATTCCACGTCGCAGTAGAGGGCGCAGTCCAGTTTCCTGTTATTTGGGTTGCATAAGCCGAACCGTTGCCAAACGCACAAACAACTGAAGTAGACGTTGCTTGCAACAACCACGCGTAATTCGACGCACTCCAAACGCCAGCGAAAGTTTGGGAGGTCCCTGAAAAGGCAACTGATACATTAAACCAAAGCTCTATGGTGAAATTGTCAATGCCAAATAACAAACTGGTAGAGCTGCATGATAGATAGTCGCCAGTCCCATCAAACAACGCACTCGCGCCCCCAAACTTGCTCTGCGCCGTCGAGATCTGCGCGTTGCCGTTGGCTGTGACCGCCAGGGCGTTGTAACTGTGATCAGGGAAGTACGTGCTTGCGTTTGCTCCATTCATGTGGAGCAGTAGCGAGACAGCGCCGAAGTTGGGGTCGATGACGGGGATCGGGTGTGGGGCGACGGGAGGCGTGAAGGCGGCGGTGTAGCGGGCTACGCCTTTTGTGATACGGAGGTCGTCGATGTAGCCATTGAACGTAAAACTGGTGCTGTAGTAAAGCCCAATGTTGAGCCCGTTGCTTGCATAATTTACGGAATCACTAATTGATGCGCCCTGCGCGACTCCATTAACATACAATGTTAAAGAACTGGATGCTCTTACTAGCGCTATATGATACCAAACACCACCGGTTACAGTGTACGCCCTCAAATAAGGCGTGTTGCCTGAATAAATTGCAAAATTGCTGCCATCGTAGCCAAGGGCAATGCCAGCGGTTGAGCTTGGAGGCGTGCCAGGATATAGATGGAAAATCCCTCCATTTGTTACTGTATTCCAACGAACCCAACATTCAAATGTAAAGTCACCAGGCAGGTCTAGGGGCGTATTTGGAGAACTATAAAGCCAATCCCCCGTCCCATCGAAATACAAACTCGACCCGCCGAACCTGCTCTGCGTCGTGCTGATCTGAGCGTTACCATTGGGCGCCAGCGTCAGGCCGTTGCTGCTGCGGTCTGCGATGACCGTGCTCGCGTTGGCGCCGTTGCCGTTCAGCAGTAGCGAGACCGAGCTGAAGCTGGCGTCGGTCTCGGACCAGACGGGATGGGCAATGGTGGGCGGCAGGAAGTTAGTGGTGTAGCGGGCGACTCCGTTCGTAATCCGATAGTCGTCTAAATACCCATCCATGCCATAGCCGGTCGATGACCAGTCCATGCCAATACGAACAGCGGTTCGTGTTAAATTTCCGGCGTTGCTATAGCTAGCGCTTTGAACCGTGCCATTTACAAATACGCGCCAAGCGCTGCCCGCTCGCGTCAGTGCTACGTGAACCCATGTGTTTAACGGCAAAATATCAGTGCTGACCAAATTAAATCCGGCCAAATATATGAATAATTGCCCAATGGAGTTGACCCCCCAAACAAAACCAGAGCCGTCGCCATCACTGGTGCGGGACTCATAGAGCATTCGGTAAGTTGCGTAACTTCTCATTCGCACCCACGTTTCAATCGTAAAGTCATTGGCACCAAAGGCGGCAATCGTGCAAGTCAGATAGTCGCCTGACCCATCGAACGCGCCACTTGCGCCGCCAAACTTCGACTCCGCCGTGCTGATCTTCGCATCGCCATTGGCGAACACTGCCTTCGGCGTCAGCGAACTATCCGTGAAAGTGGTAGAGTTGTTAGCTCCATCCATCTTCAGCAGCAGCGAGACGTTACTCAGGTAGGGGTCGCTGCTGGTGTCGGCGTTGATCGGAGCAGTGGGAGGGGTGAAGTTGGTGGTATAGCGGGCGTGGCCCTTGATGATGCGGAGATCGTCGATGTAGCCGGCAAACCCTGCTGTAACTCCGGTGCGATCTGCGCCAATACCGATGTTATGCGCAGCATTGACTACAAGTGATGCAGAGCTTGTGAAAGTGTTGGTCTGAGCCCCGTCAACAAATGTTCGGAATGTGGTTCCGGAACGAGTAACTGCCAAGTGGTACCATCTGTTTGCCTGTGGCGCAGGCAGCATTACGACTTGGCTGGCTATATCCCAGGACGTGTTGTTTGAACTTGAGTAAAAAGCAATACGGTTATTGGGGCCGTCGTAGTAAATAAGCCAAGCTCCATACGCGCCTGACGTCCATCCCTTTGTCACAATGCCCCTATCGTCGCCG